CCTAGGCACTACATACCTAAAATAATTAAGGGTTCAGTTATTTACTTTCAAGGGTGTAAACAGTGCGGCACTCAGTTCCTAACTCAACACTCACCAGGGAAATACTGCTCTAGTACATGCCAAAGACGTGTGGCTATTGCTAATGGCAAGAAGCTTAGAAGTAAGTGGATAACAAAGAACAGAAGGCTAGCTATCTACTCAAGAGACCAATGGACGTGTCAGTTGTGCTTTGAACCTGTAAGCCAAGAGGCGTGGACAGGCTATGAAGTCAAGTGGCCATCATTAGATCACATCATCCCCCGAGCTAAAGGTGGCAGTGACCACCCAGAGAACCTAAGACTCACGCATCTCATCTGTAACTCAATACGTGGAGTAAGCGATGACAGTGAAGCCTTGGTCTTGGTAGCTGACTACTGGAATAGGTAGGGGGCCTAGGGGAAAAGACCTCCCCAGTAGATCGGAGAGGTGCTGTGGATAGCTGTGTGTGCAAAATACCAAACTTTTGACTAAAAATAAACATCGCGCTTAAGCGTTCGCTGATAAGCGACGTAAGCCCTGTCACATCTACGCCTAGCGCAACGCCGGGCATAATCCGAAATGGAGATCATCATGGCTATGGCAGGAAGAAAACCCTCAGAACGCCCAACCGTTACAAGGCACAAGCCGACGCATGACTGGTCAGAGATTCCAAACGTCAACTATGACGGGCAATCACCAGAGCTTCCCCTTAGTCGCACTGTCCTAAAGGATGGCGAGCCGATTGAAGTACCAATCGAAAAGCGAACCCGTGACTGGTGGAATGCGCTTATACAAATGCCTCACTGTATTTTGTGGCAGGACTCAGATTGGGCTTTTGCCGTTGATACCGCAATGGTTCACGCTATGGCCAATCACGGCGCTATCTCTGCAATGGCAGAACTACGGATGCGCGAGAAGGTCATGGGGACAACCGTTGACGCTCGCCGCGACCTAAGAATCCGATACGTCGAGGTCGAAGATGAAGCGCCTCAGCTAGAGGCAGTGGCAAGCATGACAGACCGTCGCCAAAGATTGCTAAATGCGTGAGCGGATTACCGCTGACATTCATGACCGTAGCCGCTCACTAGGTCTGGTTGCAGTCTGGTGGATTGAGACTTTTTGCGTTCACGGCCCCGGCGATGTCCAGGGTGAAGTAATTGTGCTAGATGACGAGTTTGCGGGCTTTGTCATGGATGTCTACGCGCTAGGCCCAGATGGTCGCAGACTTTATGACTCGTCATTTATCTCACGCGCCAAGGGTCGAGCCAAGTCAGAACTAGCAGGATTTATCACGCTGTTTGAAGCAATGGGGCCAGCACGATTTGACGGTTTCGCCAAAGGCGGGGAGAGCTACGTCAAAGACGGGTTCAGTTACGTTTATCAAGAAGGCGAGCCAATCGGTAAGCCAGTTGTTGCGCCTATCATTCGTTGCCTAGCAACCGAGGAAGGCCAAGCCGGAAACACTTATGACAACGTTTATTTCAACCTTTCAGAGGGGCCGCTATCAAACGGGCTTCCAAGGGATGCCGCTGGACTAACCAGAATCTTTTTACCAGGTGGCGGCGAGATAATTCCATCCACCGCTTCCAATAGCTCCAAGGATGGTGGAAAAGAAACGTTCGTTGTTTTTGACGAAACCCACCTATACACAACACGCGAGCTAAAACGGATGTATGACACCGTTAGGCGAAACCTTGCCAAGCGTAAGGGCGCAGAGCCTTGGTCACTTGAAACCTCGACGATGTACCTACCGGGCGAGAAGTCAGTAGCAGAAGAAACACACGATTTAGCCAAGATGATCACAGAGGGCAAAGTCAAAAGACAGCGCCTTCTATTTGACCACCGTGAAGCTGACGCAGACATTGACCTAACTGATGAGGCACAAGTCAAGGCTGGCATTGTTGAGGCTTATGGGCCATTTTCCGAGGTGATGGACTTAGAGCGCATTATGTCTGAGTTCTATGACCCAAGGAATGACCCGCAGGATTCACGCCGTTACTATTTCAACCAGCCAACCAGTTCGAAAGATGCTTGGGTCAGTGCTCCAGAGTGGGCCGCAACTTACGCAATCAAAGAGGTTGCCAAGGGTGACGAAATCACTCTCGGCTTTGACGGTTCTAGAAAACGTAACCGAGGACTCACTGACGCAACCGCGCTCATTGGTTGCCGGGTATCTGACGGCCATCTATTTGAGATAAAGGTTTGGGAGCAACCAGAAGGCCCAGCGGGGCAAGACTGGGAAGTCCCTATTACTGACGTAGACAATCAGGTCAGGCAGGCGTTCGAGGATTACAAAGTCATTGGCATGTTCGCTGACCCCGCAAAGTGGGAAAGCTACATCGCTCAGTGGGAAGCTGATTTCGGCAAAAAGCTAAAGGTCAAAAGCTCAGCCAACCACCCTATTGAGTGGTGGATGACTGGAAACAGGTCTTATCTAGTTGTTCGAGCCTTAGAGCAATTTCAGAACTCAGTCATTGACAAAGAGCTAACCCATAACGGATCAGCTCTATCAAGGCACGTCCTAAACGCTCGCCGCCGCATTACTCGCTCAGGTATCTCCATCAGCAAAGAGCATCCAGAGAGCCCAAACAAAATTGACGCAGCCGTTGCCGCTGTCTTGGCTTTTCAAGCAAGGCTGCAAGCCCTATCAAAGGGCGAGGCAACCAAAACCACATTCGTGCCAAGGCGCATAAGGTAAGGAACTTTTATGGCAACCCAGCTAGATGACTCACAGCAAGGACTTCTAAAAAAGCTCAAAAAAGAGCAACAGCGGATGAACTTGCTAGAGCGCTACTATGACGGCGATGCTCCGCTCCCAGAGGGTGCTGAAGGTGCGTCACGCGCTTACCGTAGATTTCAGAAAAAGGCACGTCTAAACATGGCACAGCTATGCGTCGCCGCTGTTCGTGAGCGGATGCGTATTGGCGGATTTCGGACTGGCGCAGACGACGACGAGAACGGAGACAAAGAGGCTCGCCGTCTTTGGAAAGCCAACAAGCTTGACGTTTACTCGGCAGACCTTCACAGCTTTTTCCTAAAGTTTGGCGAAGCGTATGCAATCGTTGGAATGAGAAAAGGCAGGGAATACCCACTAGTAACTGTGGAAGATCCGCGGCAGATTCAGACCATTACCAACCCCGAAGATCCGTCAGAAATTTTGGCCGCTGTCAAGGTGTTTTCAGAGAGCGCTTACCACTACGCCTATTTTTACTATGCAGACGAGATACAGGTTTATTTCAAAGACAGCGACACAAGCTCATACGATCCCGATGGCTGGATGTATGACGAGCAAGCAAGCGGGCCTAACCCATTAGGTGAAGTCCCAGTTGTCAAGTTCACCAACATTGACGAAAAAGGCGAATACGAGCCTTATCTAGACATTATTGACCGAATCAACCACATGATTCTTCAGCGCCTAGTTATTGCAACCACTGCCGCATTCAAGCAAAAGTGGATCAAGGGCGACTTCCCAACACATGACCCAGACGGAAACGAAGTTGATTACAACGGTTTGTTCGAATCAGCACCGGGCGCGATGTGGATGCTCCCCGAGGGAGCTGACATCGGCGAACTTGACCAGAGCAACATTCAGGACATCCTTCAAGCCGTAAGAGCTGACGTTCAAGACTTTGCGGCAGTAACTAGAACACCGATGCACTACCTAAGCCCAGACGGTGCAAACCAAAGCGCTGAGGGTGCATCACTTTCGCGTGAGGGACTAGTTTTCAAGACCGAGGATCGCATTGCCCGAGCAACTGTCGGCTGGTCAAAAGTCATGTCGCTAATGTTCAAGTACATGGGCGACACCGAGCGCTCACAGCTTCTAGACCTAGAGCCAATCTGGGACTCACCAGAGCGCTACAGCCTCTCTGAGCGAGCAGATGCCAACAGTAAGTTCCAAGACGTGCCATTCCGCTCAAGGATGTCTCTGGTGGGACAATTCAGCCCAGCCGAGATTTCAGAAATGGAAGTTGAGCGAGCTGGCGAGGCTATTTTGACCGAGGCGCTATTCGGCTCGGCTCAAGAGCCCACTGAATAATGGCAACCCAGCGTGAGTTACTTGACGCTTACAACCGACTAAGTTCTCGGCTAGTTCGTGGCCTTGGGGTCAGAGTTGCTGGCGCATTCACAAACCTCGGTTCTTGGCGTGATGCTGACTTTGAAGCGTTTTCCAAAATGATTGAGCCAACACTTACTGGCGGCAGACTTCAAGCGGCAAAGCTGCAAGTTGCCTTTTATCAACAGATGGCCAAAGCAAGAGGCGAAGCTTTTGCAACTCCATCAATCTCAGCGAGTGATTTTACGGTTAGCAAGCTCAGAAACGGCGCTGTGACCAGTGAGGTCTACCGCAGACCATTCGTTGACATTTACACGGCTTTATCTCAGGGCAAAGACATGACCCAAGCCATCGCCGCTGGCGGTAATCGGATTAGTTCGATTGTCTCAACCGATGTCCAGCTTGCAAGGCGAAACGCTGGGTTTATGTCGCGAGGAAACAATGACAACATCGTTGGTTATGCCAGAACACTAACTGGCTCTGAGAACTGCGCTCTTTGCTACACGGCGAGCACTCAACGCTATAGGCGCGGCGAACTTATGCCTATACACCCTGGTTGCGATTGCGGCGAAATGCCAATCTTTGGTGACCAAGACCCAGGGCAAGTAATTGACCAACTCCGGCTAGACGCTACACATGACGCTGTTGAGTCAAGGTTTGGTCGATCTGCCGCTGATGGGCGCGAGATTGACTACCGCTCAATTGCAATTCGAGAACATGGCGAACTAGGCCCACTTCTCACAGTCGCTGACCAGCATTTCACTGGCCCAAGCGCAATCTAGATTTCGGCTCACGCCGATTAGCTCGCAACGAGCGCAATTCCCAAATCCGAAACGGAGAGAAACATGGCTGAATCAAACGCGGCAGAAACCGCAACTATCGAGGCAAAAGATCAAGCGGCAGAGGCTATCGAAACTGAGAACTCGGAACTGTCCGAAACGGACACCCTAAAAGCGGAGGTTGACAAATGGAAATCTCTTAGCCGAAAAAATGAACAGCAAGCCAAGACAAACGACAAAGCTGCTCAAGAGCTAGACGACATCAAGCGTTCCCAACTATCCGACACTGAAAAACTTATTGAGCAGACCCGTGAAGAAACCTCTCAAGCAATCAGAAAAGAATACGCGGCGAAGCTAGTTGACTCGGAGCTCAAAAGCTTGCTCAGTAACCGTTCACTTGATGGCAGTTCATTGCTTGACTTTGATAAGTCCTCATTCATTCAGGGTGATGGCAACATTGACTTAGAAGGTATTCAGTCATGGGTTGAGGCGCACAGCAAAACCGCTGAGCCAATAAATCCAGACCTCGGGCAAGGCGCTCGGGGTCAGAACTCTAGCAAGTCTCAAATCAGAAGTAGAGACGAGCTAAAAGACATGACCCCCGCAGAGATTCTGGCAGCCACTAAAGACGGCCGCTTGGACACGCTCATGGGCAAACAATAACGAAAGAAGATAAAAAATGGCTATTGACCAATTCATCCCGGAGATCTGGAGCGCTGGCGTAACACAAAGCTTTATCGCTAACCAGATCGTAATTCCGACCCTAAACACTCAGTATGACGGCGATGCAACTCGCGGAAACACTGTCCACATCATCAATGCAACCACTCCAACCATTGTTGACTACGCATCTGCTGGCCGCACAATCACCGCCGAAGCGCTGGCTGACACCGAGGTTCAGTTGCTACTCAACCAGGAAAAGGCTTTCTCTGTAAACGTTGATGACGTTGACAAGGTTCAGGCTGCTGGTTCGTTCAACGCTTGGACTGATGCCGCCGGAAAGGCTTTGGCTGAGGATGCTGAAACATACCTACTAGAGCAGATGCTTGCTGGCGCTACAGACGGCAACAGCGGTTCAGTAGTAGTAGACACAGCCGATGAAGCAAAAGCCGCAATTCGGTCAATCAGAACCGCAATGGCAACCGCGAAGGTTCCAACTGGAAACCGCTTCTGTGTTGTCACACCTGACTTTGCTGACTTGCTAATCCAGGGCCTATCTGACGTATCTGCCGCTGGTACAAATGACGAACTACGCAACGGCCAGATCACTCGCCTATTCGGAATGAACATTCTTGAATCAGCTCTATTGGGTACTGACGTTTCGGCTGTTGGATACCACGGCGACACCGTTGCATTCGTGAACCAGATTCAGTCCCTAGAGGCTCTACGCAACCAGACCAAGTTCTCGGACATCGTTCGTGGCTTGAATGTTTACGGCGCAAAGGTCATCAAGTCTGCGGCTGTCATCAAGTACGTTTCAGCTTAATAAGGCTATCCGTCAAGGGGTCAGGGTTCGCTCTGGCCTCTTGGACAACCCCTTGAAACAAAGATTTTAGAGAGGTCAAAATGGCACTGGCAACAATTACAGATGTAGAGGCTCGCTTAGGTCGAGATCTAACGGTTGCGGAAACCTCAAAGGCAACGGCTTACCTAGCAGATGCCTCAGCTCTGTTTGTTCAAAGAGCTGTCCAGAAATTCGAGCAGGGTGAAAGCTCTGTCCGACTGTTTCCAAGGGACGGCGTTGTCAGGCTTATGCAACGACCAGTTATTACGGTGAGCGAGGTCACAGACCTTGACGGTAACGAAATTGACTTCACTTTTGACGGACACCAAAGCATTTATGACCTTGGTTCTTACACTCCGGTAACTGTCACTTATGAGCATGGGTCAACCACAATCCCAGCCGACGTTGTGGCCGTAGTCGCTGGCATGGTAGCCAGAACACTTTCAATCAACCCTGATGCCGCCTCTGGTGTATCTCAGCAATCAGTTGGGCCATTCAGCCAGAGCTATGCCGCTTGGGCAGTAGGTGGTCAGGTAATGATGTCGCCCGTTGAAGCCAAGGTTGCTGATTCTTATCGCGGTTTGGCGTTCATTTCAACATCAACTATTGGGAACGGAAACTATGCAGGTAATTACCCAAATCAGACAAGTTTCGGTCGGGGTTGATTCATACGGCGAACCCGTTATTGAGACAACTGAAACCGAGCTATTCGCAAAGGTAGCCGCTAGGACAGGCTCCAAAACAGTCGGGGCCTCAGAGATCACAATCACCTCTGGGCTAACTGTCTACCTAGATGCTGGCGTGGAGATTCAAAACGATGACGTCTTTGTCTATCTAACCGAGCGCTACGTCTTAGACGGGGAAGCATTCAACTGGATAAACGGGCTTGGCGCATGGACTCCCGGCACTGTCATAGACCTCCAAAGAGAAACGAATGGCTAGCAAGATTCCCGGCGGCGGCACAGTAAAGCTCAACAGAAAAGGCATGAGAGACCTGCTCAAATCTCAAGAGGTTTCAATTGAGCTTTATTCGCGTATGCAAAAAGTTCAGAACGCACTCCCAGGCTCAGAGATTGCCTTATTGATGGGCAGGACACGGGCGAGAGTCAAAGTCCTAAGAGGCTCAGATTTTGAGGAAGCCAACACCGGCGACCTATCTAGAGCCCTTGATTTAGCGGGCGGCAGACGCGGCACTAAGACAAAAAACCAACTTGCAAAAGCGCGCGCAAAGCGTAGGGCGAAAGGCTAGAAGTCATGGGCAATGCAGTTATTTTCAGTGACCTAATGGCTCACTTGGTATCGAGGCTAAATACCCTTCTAGCGGCACAGAATCGAACAGATGTTCGAGTAGGCATAAGGGCAGACGATACGGACGCACAGGTCATTCTAAGGCGTGACGGTGGCAACTCTGCGGGCAAGACCCTTATGGATTCTGTGATTGGGGTAACAATCTACGAAACCAGCTACGCAGGGGCCGAAACTTTGGCCTTGCTAGTCTCAGCACTTTTTGACGACTTGCCAGATGGAAACCCCATCACGGCAACCTCTGTTCAGTCCTCCATCCAGGATGTGACAGATCTCAAGGGAGAGCGCAGATTCATGCGTTTTTCCATAACCCACCGGGGTTCAAACCTCACAAATTAGCAAAGGAAAATCATGGCATTAGATAGCGACCTAGTAAGAGTTGCGGTAAGCGGCGCGGTTTACGTCGGCCCAACAGACACAGCAGCACCAACAGATTCAGGAACCGCGCTAGAAGATGGCTTCCTAGACCTCGGTTATGTAAGTTCTGACGGAATTTCAGAAAGCATAGACAGAACTACAGCACAGATTAGAGCTTGGCAAAACGGCGCTCTAGTTCGTGAAGTGACTTCTGAGGGAACCTACTCAGTATCACTAACATTCTTGGAAACCAATCAGGAAGTTCTTGAGTTGTATTTCGGCTCAGACGTAACCTCTGGCGTTCTAAACGGCGACCCAACTTCATCAGGTGGCAGGAAGTCATTTGTCATTGACGTTGTTGATGGCGCGGTCATTGAGCGCACATACATTCCACAGGGTGAAGTCACATCAGTTGGAGAGCGCACATTGGCCTCTGGCGATGCAATCGGTTACAACGTGACCATCACCGCTTATGCAGATGCAAACAACAACACATTCAAGAAGTTCTTTAGCTCTCTAGAGGCTTAGCAGCACATCCCTAACGGTTTCAATGCGGCGGCTGTTAGGGATTACGGCAGGGGAGGGAGCAATCCCTTCTCTGTCTAGCCGCTTTTACTTATAAACAGAAAGCCGCAGACATGACCGTAATAAAGCTAACCCCAAAGACCAAAAAGCCAGAACTAAAAGTTGACTACGAGGGAACCACTTACACACTCCCAGGACACATCAGCGCATCAATGATTGAAGTGATGATGGATGCTCAGAATAAAGAGGGCGGGGATGGTTTTCTAAGAGTGTTCCTAGCCAACGTTGTTCCTAAAGATTTCAAAGAGGCTCTGGCTCAGGAAGACATGGCTGAACTTCTAAACCTATGGTTGGGACACATAAACGGCCCAAAAGATTCTGGCTCCAAGAGTTAGTTGCCAAGCACGAAGCTGAGTTGGTCTATGACCTTAGAAAACTGGGAATCAACCCAGCCAAAGTAGACCTAGACGAACTAATTCTGATTGTTGATGTCCTAATACGCGACCCGGAATCATGGACACACGCCGCCGTTGCAAACTGGAAACATCCAATCAGTTATGAGTGGACTGTCCTAGTTGCCACTTACGACATGATGGCGCAGGTCAACTCACGCAGGAAGCCAAAACCCTATCCCCGACCTTGGCCAGATCCAAACGTCAAGGTAAAAGGGAAACCCCACAAGGATGCTAGAGCAATCCTAAAAAGAGCTAGAGATGGAGACCTTGAATGGCAGAGCAAGCATACGCCTACGTCACCTTAATCCCGATTGCCAAAGGCTTCCAGGCAGGTATTGCCAAAGAACTTGGCGGCGTTGAGCAGCTAGGTGCTAAGTCTGGCAAGGATTTCTCAAAAGGCTTTAGCAAGCAAGCCGACAAACTATCAACTGGCATTATTGCAAGCTTTGCAGCCGTAGCCGCTGGCGCAGGTTTATTACTCAAAAGCTCTATCGGTCAAGCATCAGACCTCGAAGAATCTCTGAACGCTCTCTCAGTGGCTTATGGAAAGTCGAGTGATTCAATTGTCAAGCTTGGCGAGGATGCCGCTTCTAGGTTGGGTGTTACTCAATCCGAGTTCAACGCATCAGCCGTTAGGTTCTCAGCGTTTGCAGAGCGCATAGTCGGGGCAGGTGGCAATGTTGCTGGCTTCGTTGATGACATCACAACAAGGGCCTCAGACTTTGCATCAGTTTTCAACATCGACGTTTCCGAGGCGTTGCAGGTGTTCCAGTCTGGTCTTTCAGGTGAAGCCGAGCCGTTAAAGCGTTTTGGTATTAACTTGCTAGACACAGAGGTCACCGCTTACGGGTTGGCCAACGGCATTGGTGAAGTCGGCAGAGTTCTCACAGAGTCAGAAAAGACTCAAGCTCGCTATGGGTTGCTACTTCAAGAAACCGCTAAAACGCAGGGCGATTTTGCAAACACCTCAGACGGCCTAGCTAACTCACAGCGAATTTTGAAAGCTGAGTTCACTGACCTACAGGCTGAGCTTGGCGGCGCATTATTGCCCGTTATGTCGCTGGTAGTGAATCAGGTAAAAGATAGCTTGCTACCTATTTTTGAACGCTTAGGTGACTGGTTGGACTCGCCCGAGGGAACTCAGGCAATTGCCGATTTCGGTCAAGCCATGAGCGATTCAATTGATTTTATTGTGGATGTAACCACCGCAGTTGCTGACAACTTTGAGGCCATTAGCAAAATCGGTGGCGCTCTACTTATCGCGGCGGTGAGCTGGAAGGCTTACCGGATAGCGACAAACTTAGCAACAGAGGCCCAACTTCTGTTCAACATAGCTATTAGGGCGAACCCTTACGTTCTGGCCGCAAGCGTTTTAATTGCTTTAGTTGCAGCGGCTTTTGCGTTTAGAACCGAAACAGACAACGGCCTAAAAACAATTGAGGCGAGCAAGGATCAGATAGTTGTTCTTGAGGGCGAAATGGACAGACTGTCCACCGCTTACAAGAACGGCGCAATTGACCTGCAAACTTATGAAAACCAAGCCGCAGCGCTGAGGGGCGAGATTGACAAACTCACAACCTCCACTCAGCAATCCGCTGGAGAGCTAAACCGATTCCGCAATTTGAAGATGGGCTTGCCACAAGGCAGCGCAAGATCTGACTACGACCCAATTAACATCTACGGGCGAAGCGGTGAGAGTTTCGGCGAGGCAGCGAGCGCGGCGGCAAGCGTTGCGGCGGCAGGAATAGCCGGCCCAACTAAAGCCGACCTTCAAAAAGTAATTGCGGAAACTCGACAGGCTTACAAGGATGCAAGGGCGAACTATAACGAAATTGTAGTTGATGCCAACAAGGACTTTACAGCCCGCAACAATGACATCTTAGACAGCTACAACGATGCCGTAAGCAACGCAAACGAAGGCTTTACAAAGCGTTCAGCCGACATTGTAGAGAACTACAGCGACGCTATTTCTAAGGCCACTGATCGTCGCGATACTTCTATGGCAGACGCTCTTAGGGATTACAACCAGGGCATCGTAGACACCAACGCAAAGTTCGCTCAAGACCAAGAATCAATCATCCAGAAGTCTATGGATCGTTTGCGCGATGGTTTCAGGTCTGCCGTCAGTGTGAACGTGGCAAGCATCTTTGACAGTGATGCGATCGCTGGCTCAGTAGATGGTTTGGTTGAAACACTAAGAGACAAGCTTGCAGGTTCTAAGAACCTAATTAGCAACGCAGCCAAGCTTTCATCTGCCGGGTTCTCACAAACATTTATTGAGCAAGTAGTTGGCGCTGGCACTGATGTAGGCAATGAGCTAGCCAACGCAATCCTTACATCTACACCAGAAACAGTTTCAGAGCTTAAAAGCCTTTACGGGCAGATTGAAACAACCTCTGAAACCGGTATGGATGCGCTTTCACAGACAATCTATGACAAAACCGGATTGGCAACTACAGCCCTTCAGGGTTTGTATGACCAGACCTTCATTGACCTAGCCAATTCTCTAACTGAGCAGAAGGCTGCATACATTGAGCAACAGGATGCTATTCAGCGTGAGTTCAACGGTTCAATAGCAGAGGCAGAAGCCACACGCAGCGAGGCAATGGCTGACGCTAACTTAGCGCTTCAAGAATCAATTGCTAAGGCTAAGGAATACCGCGACGAGGCTTTACTGGATTCTCAGACAACCTTGAATGAGGCTCTATTGACAGCGGCTGAAAACTTCAACGATGAGATTGCGGACATTGCGAAAGTATTCCGTGAAAAGGTCAATGAAATGAAGTCAGTAGCTTCTGGACTTGCTGCACAGATCAACGGCATCCGGGGAGCCCTAAGTATGGCAGCGGCTGAGACAGCAAGGGCTGCATCAGCAGCAGCGGCGGCAATCGCATCAGGATCGACGGGGGGTCCAGAGAACTTCATGGCTGAGGGTGGCTTTGTCAACAAGCCAACCAACGCACTTATTGGAGAGGCTGGCCCAGAGGTGGTTATGCCACTTGACAGGTTTGAAAGTATGATGGGACTAGACCAAGGTGGAGGCAAAACGATAAATTATTACGCCGCACCTAACCAGTCCATAGACTCAGAACAGGAACTATTCCAGGCAATGCGTAGA